AATAGTCCAAGAGATAGATGGCACGACTTCACCCGGGATTATCTTTAGGGAGTGCTACCCCACTTTTGAAGGAAAGCCAGATAAGAAGGCAGTTGTAGAACAACTTCTGCCAGAATTTGAGGCAGTCCTTGCAAAAATAGACAATGGATTACTACCAGCCGAGGTAATGTCAGGCTGGAATAAAGACGAGTTACTACCCAGGGAGAAAGTCCTTGAGGAACACAAGTCCAGGCTGTTTATGGCGGCCGGTGTTTTCCATCTTAGTGTATCACACACTATGTGTTTTAAACAAAACAAACATGTCTATGCATCCTGTTGGCCTGATACAGTTTCAGGAATCGGGATGAACAAATTTGAAGGCTTCTGGCCTTTGGTCAGAACTTCCATGCTTGACGTAAAAAGAAAGCATGGGAGGTGCCTAACAGCCTCTATTGACGGAAAACGTCATGACGCAGGCTGTCACCCAGAGGAATTTGCATCTATTTCATATGCAAGATGGAAGAGATTAAAGGCGAAAAGCCGGTACCTACATAGGATGAAGTACGTTTATAGAAACATTACTTTCACTCTTATCGTTTTGGAATCCGGCGAGCTTGTTTGGGTTATTGGAGGAAATAAGTCCGGACAAGGTAACACCACAGTAGACAATACCTTAGTTGGTATTCGGAGGTGGTTTTACATTCTCACAGCCTTGCGCCGTTTTGATGTAATAGATCAGATGCTCAACTTCGCATCACCTATGATCGTCTTCAGCGATGACCATTTATTTTGGACATGGCTTTTAAACGAAGAAGATTATGCAGATGTGGTGTCTATAGTAAAGCACCACTTAGGAAACACATGGGAACTCACACTGGGGGATGAAAACAATTGGGAATTGTGCTCACACTCGCCGACGAAAGAAACAGACTATTTGTTAGCAGGTGTAAGTGAGGAGAGAATAATCTCTTCATTGTACAGAACCCAAACCCCAGCAACTAACCTTGAACGCTTAACAGGTATCCTCTTTGAGGCAGTTCCACGAACTGGTCTCTTTGATGACCTTTATGAAGCAGCGGTTATAATTTATGAGGAAGCATGTATGAAGTTACCCTCAAAAAGTTACTTCATTAACCACTGGTATGGCTACCAGTGCATCGGGGCGGTCGACAACAAGAAAGGCCCCGAAAAACAACAACATAGTACGAGTATTTTTTCTCCTATCATGTCAAAAGCCAAAACGCGAAGGAACCCCTCAAACAAACAGGGGAAAACTATCCAACAGCTTCAACAAAAGCTCCAACGAGTGGAGCAACAGAACAAGCAAATCAAACAGCAATCGAGTAAACTTCAAGCAATGGCCAGAAGTACCAACTCGCCTGCTCATGAAGAGTGCCATGAATTCGTTATGTCGATGCTGGACCCAGAGCATTATGGGCCAATACGATATCCTGATGAATTCAGTGAACCCACTTCAATCTATAAGGCTATTAACAACATTAATATGCCTATCGTTGTCAACGATGATCCTACGAACTATACCTTTCAAAGTATTGAATCAGGATCCTACTGGGCTGAAATAACTCCCAGTTTTGATGACACAATTACTTACTTAACTTACGAGAAAGCGAGGCTGACTGAAACTTACTTTAGTCTCAGCCAACAATCGAATCTCTATGGTTTCAAGCCCATATCAGGGGATCAAGCTTTTTATCCTCCTGCTTCAAATATGTCCTTGAACCCAGACACCTATGCACATCTTAGCATCCCG